CCCGCCGTCATTATTGGCGGTTACAGAAATGGGAACGCTCTTGAATGCCCCTTGCTTTAGCGTTTCATAGTTGCTGCATTTAATAGCCTCCGCCAAACAGTCCGGAACAAGTGTAGCGCATTCCGCCGAAATGCCAGACGCTTCCAATACGTTGAGACACGCGTTTACGGCTTTAAGAACATTGGGATTTTCATACCACAATTGATTATACACCATCGTTTTCTCCTTTAATCATTCGCAGCAATTCTACCTGTTCCTCTTGCGGCAAAAGCAGTACGGCATGCATCAGTTTGTTGCGAATTTCTTCAAGCTGTTCTGTTGCCATTATATCACAGTTTGCCGGTAAATCCAACATCTATATATCCTCCGTTCATCATTTGCGAATAGAACGTCTGTTCGATTATTATAGCACACCACCATGATTTTGCAACCGCAAGATATGGGGGCATGACGGTTGACCGCGCATATTGAATATTTACATATACCCATATAAAAGAATGAAAGGAGCTTCGCTATGGTTTGCCCTAATTGCGGAAGCGAAAATGTAACAATCTCTATGGAGCAAGTGTCAAGTAAAACCAAAAAGCACGGGAACGGTATCGGAGGCCATATCAACAATGCTGCTCGCGGCTTGATGGCGGTATCAACCCTTGGCATGTCTAATCTCGTGTGGAAGAAAAGCAAAGGTGGCGAAAAGACCGTTGTAAAAAATCAAAAGATTTGCCTTTGCCAGAATTGCGGAAACTCTTGGGAAATAAAGTAAGTGAAAAACCCGGCCCCGCCGCCTCTGCAACAAACGGCGAGGGCCGGAGGGCAAGCCTTGGGGGGATTGGCTTGCCGTGATGCAACCATAGCAAAAATTGATTGGGCAACGCAATAACCAAATGTGGGAAACCGGCAGTATACTGCCAAACGAAATTGTGTACTATCGCTGCCCATATCTTATAAATTTAATACAGGAGGCCGATTTTTTGACGATCCAAGACTTATGCCGCGAAAAAAGAGCCGCCCTCAACATGACGGCCCAGGACATTGCCGATGCTTCCGGCGTCCCCCTCTCCACCGTTAATAATTTCTTCGCCCATGCGTCCAAATCCCCGGCCCTTTATACCACAGCTGGTATCTGTGCGGCACTGGGGGTGTCTTTGGACGCATTTTTTGGTATTGGCGATCACTGTACCGCCACGGAAGAAACCTTGCAGGCGGAAAAAGATGGGCTGGAACACCGCCTTGAAAATAAGCGGAAGACCATCGGCCTGATGGAGGCGGAACTGAATAACCTACGTCATTCCGTAAAACTATACAGGTGGATCATGCTCGGTTTGTCGCTATTGATCGTCGGTCTCTTCGTCTGGTGCGTGTGGGTAGATATTCACTGCGCCAATTACGGATTTTGGAGGGGATAGTATGAGAGCCGCACTATATATCCGCGTCTCGACGGAAGAACAGGCGCGGCACGGCCTGTCATTGGGGGATCAGCGGGAATCCTTGTTGGCATATGCCGCAGACAACGGTATGGAGGTTGTCGGCGTATACGAGGATGCTGGAATATCCGCAAGAAAACCATACAAGCGGCGACCAGCACTTCTGCGTTTATTGGAAGATTGCAAGGATGGGAAGATCGACACAATTTTATTTGTCAAGCTGGACCGTTGGTTCCGCAGCGTAGCCGGATACTACGCCGTGCAGGAAGAATTAGACCGCTGCCACGTCACATGGCAGGCCACGCGGGAAGATTACGAAACTCGCACGGCATCCGGGCGGCTAAAGGTGAATATCATGCTGTCGGTAGCGCAGGACGAAGCTGACCGCACCAGCGAGCGAATCAAGGCCATTAACGAAGGCAAGCGATTGAAGGGCCAGCCTACCACATGGAGAACACCCATCGGCATCTGCGTGAAGAACCGGCACTACGCCATAGATGAAGAAACCGCAGATGCGGCACGAGATATGTTCCCTGCCTTTATACGGTTGCAAAGCATCCTTGCTTTAAGGCGGTATATGGCAACGGAGTGGGGGATCAAACGCTCGTACAACAAATACAAGGATGCGTTGTCGAATCGATTGTACTTAGGTGAGGCGTTCGGTGTGGAAAACGTATTGCCAGCGCTTGTCGATCAAGAAACCTTCGACCTTGCCGGGAGAATTCTGGAACGGCGAAGCCAACGGAACGCCAGTGCGGATCGAATATATTTGTTTACCGGGATTCTCCGATGCCGGGAGTGTGGGAGAAACATGCAGCCGGAGACTGTAAAACAGGTGTACAAGTACTACCGATGCAGAACGCACACACTCGACCCAGCCGACTGTCCGCACATTCTCAGGATCCGGGAAGATGTGCTGGAGGATTACCTCCTACGGGAATTTGAGGGGATCGCAAAAAAGTATTACTCCAAATCAAAAACCGCAGAAAAAAAGCCGCCCAAAACGGCGGAGCAAATCAAGCGGAAAATGCAAAAACTAAAAGACCTGTATCTGTCGGATTTGATTGAAATCGAAGAATACAAAAAAGACTATACGGACTTGAAACAGCAGCTCGCGGCAATAAACCCGGAGCCTGTAAAAGAATTTGATCTTGAAACCTTACGTCGGGAATTGAAGGAATATCCTGATTTAGACCGGCAGGCAAAGAAAGAATTCTGGGTACGCACGATTCAGCGCATCGACGCAGACAATGACGGTGCGTTTTTTGTAACGCCTAGTTAGTCTTATTTTCATGTCACAACGCCTACGTCAAAATATAACTAACCCCCCGGCATTTGCCGAGGGGGTTAAGTTTAGCTTTCCAATTTCCGCATGACGCTATTGTAAACCCGCTCATTGACCACTTTCAAGCTGTCCATCAGCTCGTCCATGACCTCCCACGCACGGGCTGGGTCAACGTTGGACACTGCCCGGAGGAATTCGCTGTCAGGTGCGGGAGCCGCAGAATACGCCTCGATCATGCGAGATTCCCTCACCGGCGCCCGGTTCTGGTTTTGGATGGTATACAGCGCCGCCAGCTTTTCGTAGTTTGACCAACTGGATTCTTCCGTCTCTAACCGCTTGATCCATAGCGCCACTTCTCGATCGTCAATCATTGGGGCCTACCCCCTTATTCCTCCATCATGTCCATTGCACGGCGCAGGGCATCCTTGATGCGGTCATCGTCGGTCTCGCGCATCATATCGTTGATCTGGCTGCGCAGATGCTCAGTTGCGTCCGTGCGGCTGTAATGACCTCGGACGTAATGCCGACGGGCATAGGAGCTGCCACGGCTGTAGCCGCGCATATCATCGTCCAGATAGCGCCCGGAATATCCACGCTCGTCCATCGCCTCGATCTTGTCGATGTTTTTGATGGTATCCGTCAGCTTGTGGGCAATGTCCAGATCCCCGGCGCCCAGCTCGCCCTTGCGGATCAGCTCGTCAAGTTCCTTGCAGAGCATATCCCGCAGTTCATACATAGATTTCATTCCCATTGTGTTCTCCTTTCTCAGCAAACTCTGGTAATGATAAGGTTCGCGTTGCTCACGTCAATGTCCTCGCCACTAACGTTGCGGATGGACAGCGACGCGCAGCAGCCCTTTGTAACGTCAACGTACTCGGACGCCGCCACGTTAAAAAATGCCCCCGCAACCGTGGGCGTCACCGTCGCAACGGAGGACGGGAGCGGCTCACCGTCAACCGCAATGGCAATGGAGATGGGACCGGGTGTCCCGCCGGTGCTTACGGCAATATTGCCGATAAAGTCCACCTTGTAGCGGACGCGGCACTGGGAGCAGTTACCACGGAGGTTAAACAGGCCGGAGCCTGCGCGGTGCGTCACAAGGCCCTTAGTGCAGGGAATCGGTGCTTCCGTAAAAAGCACGTTCTGGTTTGCCGCTACGGTCTGTGCGGCAATGGCAGTGTATTCAGGCATAGAAATCTCCTTTCATAAAATCAGCGGCAGGGCTACTGCCCCGCCGCTTTGTCATCAGTATCGGCACGGGGCCGAACATTTTGTTGGCGTCAACAAAACATTGCCAACAAAAAGCTTTGCCTTTTTGCCTGCTTCTGAAAAGCCGCTGTCAACGCCGCTGTCATCTACGCTGATTTTTACAAAAAGGTCTAATAAATTCACGCTTTCACCACACTTTCTTGGTGATTTTTAAGAAATCGCCCGTGACATTTTGATAAATAAGGCGTATACTTTCATTGAAGGAGGGTTTTGCCATGATTAACTTTAACAACAATTCCGCATGGGACTTAAAGCCCATCAATGTCTCCGAGGTGCGCGATGAGGTCAACGGTCTTCTGATTGAGGGCGAGAGCGTCGCCTGCGCTTTCAAAACGGTTCGTGACCAACTGATTTTTACCAACAAGCGCATCATTTCCGTAGACGTGCAGGGCATCACCGGAAAACGGAAATCATTCAGTTCTATGCCCTATTCCAAAATTCAGTTTTTCAGCATCCAGACCCCAGGCTTTGCCGAGCTGATCCCGGACAGTGAATTGGTCCTGACCTTCTCCAATGGCTTTGTGGCTAAATTTGAATTTAAGGGTCAGACAGACATTGGCGAGATCGGCAGAATGATTTCTGAATACGTCCTCAAATAACCGCCTCTCACGCCTCCCCACCCAGGGAGGCGTGTTTTACCGTCAATCCGCACCGGGAAACCACATCCGCCGTAATCTCCGCACAAGACCGTTTATCCCGCTTCTCCGGTATGACGGCATCTGCATACCTGCCCTTCATGTAGCTGCCTCCGACATACCGCGCCGTATTTTCCGCCGCGATCTTTAGCGCATCCGTCACATATACCCGGAACGTCTCGTCCTTTGTTCGCTCAGCCAGACGCGCCCAGCAATATCTTGTAAACGCTCTTACTTTTTGCGGTCCCCGGTATTCCCCTGCGCAGAGCCAGAGGTTCTCTCGCTCTGCGCCGAGATAAAAAGCTCTCCAAACGCCTCATCTGTCAAAAGTTCTGTTGCGTCCCGCATCAGTTTTGCGAGATTCAACGTTCCTTTGTAGGCATCTGCGCTCACGCCCTCAATAGAGGCAAGGATAGCGATGATGTCGCCCTTGTGGCCCTTGAGCAGTGCAGGGAGCGCTTTACGCGCCCGCTGCATTGCAAACTCTTTCGCCGTCATTCCCTCTGGGATCTTTTCACGCCGAAACATGGCGGATGCCTTTTCGTCCTCTGCAATGTTGGCAATGGGGTCAATGATATCTGCGATAACATCAAACACCCGCTCGCCATGAATGTCGGAAAGTTTCATATCAGCCCTCCGCCGTACCGGCCTTAATGTAGATCTCAAAGGGGACCGTGTCCTGTGCCGCCATGGAGTAGTGAGCGGTATACTCAAATGCAAACTGCCCCTTTGCCTTGTCGCTGGTCTGCAGCTGGAAGCCGCCGGTGGACAGTGCATTCATCAGGTGAATGGCGATGAAGCCGCCATTTTTATCGCCGTTCTTGTCGGAGTAGTCGCCCACCAGCCAGATGTCGGCAAAGTCAGCATCCGACAGATCGTTCCGAGGCGTTACCTTCCCATCGCTGGTACTCACATCGGCAGCACCGCAAAGGCTCTTTGCGATCTTGGTGTCTGCGTTGATAAACGTACCCGTCATCTTCGCCTCCCAGGAATCCAGCCGTTTCAGCTCCTTCATGTTTTTGGGACAGTTGTCAATGTCCTCGCCAAAGTCCGAATAGGTCGGCGTTGCGGTAAAATTTACGCCGCCGGTAGTCGCGCCGATCTGTCCCGCCTCTCCGATGGTTCCGGTTGCCGGGGTAAAATCGGTGGTCAGAATACCGGCGTTGATCTGCAATTTCTGAAATGCGTCGGAAGGAATTTTTGTAAATTTCATAGTTTCGTCCTTTCATCAGTTTTGCGACAGATATTCCACAGTGATGTTGAGATACCGCCGCTTGATGTTTTTATTGCTTTCGTCCGCGATGTTCTGGCACCACGGGGAGCCGCGCTTGATCCACATTGCCCCTCCGTCATATGGCACGAACGCGCCGCCCATGCCGATGGCGTCAGAGATTTCCTGTGCCTTGGCGTTGGGGATTGCCTCGCTTTCCGTGTAATACCAGAGATTCACTGTCAGAGCAATTTCTCCGCTTTCCCATGACCCTGTGATAAGCTCATAGGTCAGCCACGGGAAAACCGCGTCCTCCGACACGTTGGAAGTCGGATACGCTGTGAGGAATTGAGAAAGCCACGCATGGAGCGCCTTATCCTTTGTCATTTCGGCAGCTCCTTTCGCTCCGCGGTGAAGAATTTCAGAGCCTTAATGATTGCGCCCGCAGACCTCGGCGCGGCCTTTTCCTCGGGATTTGAGGTCACGCGATAGGTAATCCCCGTTTCCGTATCGCGGAAATAATCGTTGTACTCGATGGGAACGCTCTGATTGACCAGTGCGGAATATACCGAGGTAACGCCGTCCTTTTCCGCTTTTCGCGCCTCCATCGATGTGTCAAGAGACTGGTAATTGAGGAACTCCGCTCCCTCTTCCCACGCGGTGATGTAGCCGCCCGCGCCATCAGGCGTGCGCTTTTTCTCCATCAAAATGCACTTGTGGGCAAAATCGTCCAGTAAACTCACGGTTCCACCCCCTTGAGCTTGCGCCAGTCATTTAACCGGCTTTTAAAAGCGCCCTGCCAGCCCGTCCCAGCGCTCGTGTCGGCATTCCCGACGCTCGCCTTGGTGTAACTGTACCCGCCGAAGCTTTCGCTCGTGTATGGGCTTAAAACGGCTTCACCGTTCTTTTCTTCCCACGCGGCGATATCTTCGGCAAGCACAACCACAGCCTTTGACACCGCCAGCGCCCACACCGTCCCGGTAAAGGTTTCATCCGTCAGGTCAGCCGCCGGATATTGATGCAGACCGTCATTAAACACAGAGCCGCAGATGCGGAAATATTGATTGGTCAGGAGAAAGGGCAGCGCAATGCTGCCGTTCTCCACGGTGAACGTGCCCTCGTGAATGTCCACAAGGAACCAGTTGTTCAAATGCCGTAAGACCTGTTCAAGCATCACGCCGCCCCCTTATTTAGCCCGCAGCAGCCGCAGCAACGGTAGCCACGGCAATGCCGTCCAGATACTCAGCCCACAGCTTCATGCCCATGATGGCGTACATATCGCCGGTGGCGCGGCTGTAATCGCCGTCGACGTGAACTCCGATCAGGTTGGTCTCGCCCTTCACGGTGTAGTTCAGGCCCAGCTTGGCAAAGTCGCTGTCGCTGGGGTCCACATAGTACAGGTCGATGTTCTCCACGGGCAGAGCGATCACCTTCTTGGAGGCAATGTACTTCTCAGGCAGCAGGAACAGAGTGCGGTAGCCCATGAAGTTCTCCACGTAGTTGATGCCGAACATGGTCTGCACGGTGATCTCCTTGTCGCCCAGGTAATCGTAAGCGTCGATGATGTTGGCGAAGCCCACCACCTCGGTCACGTCCTTATCCAGACCGGCAAACTTGTCCAGCACCTTGCCCTTAGCCATGGCCAAAGCGCGCTGCCACGTCTTCTCGGTCACCTTCAAAGTGCCGGTACCGAGGAAGGTATAGAAGTCGGTCAGGACCTTGTTCTGCAGGGCCACGAGGAAAGCCTCATCGGTCTTCTCCACGGCAACGTCAGCGCCGTACTTTGCCACGCTCTCGATCGTCACGCTCTTGGCATACTTGGAAATGTCGATGTCGCCGTAGGCAACAGGCTCCACCTTCATCTTGGTGAAGGGGATCTCGTCACCCTCAGCCACAGTGCCGCCCTTGAGACCGCCGTCCACGCTGGCCTTGTAGGAAACCAGCTTCGTGCCGGGGGCCTTGCGGATGGGACGCATAATGCCCATGATGTTGCGCAGTGCGTCCCAGTTATCAGCGAAGCGGGACACGAAATCCACCTCACGGGCAGAAGTGGTAAACTGGGCAGAAGTTGTTACGTTAGTTTTCGCAGCCATAAATAGCTCCTTTCAAAAAATCAGTTGTTTTCGCTTGCCATCAGATCGGCAAGCGCTTTCTGGCGCTCCGCCGTAGACATCACATAGCGGCCCTTATCGTCCTTCTTATAGATGTCCTCGCGGGTCTTCGCGCCACCGGTGTTCGCCGGGGGATTGGCAGGATTCGCACCGTGCGTCTGCGTGGTGGAGACAAGCCCCTTGTAGGTGCCGTTTACGAGTGCATCAAGGCTCTTAGTGTCCTTGATCTTCTCGCCGTCCAGCTCCAATGCGGCCATTTCTTCGCCGCAGCCACGCATGGCAAGGTCCAAATTTGCGCCGGTGATGTTTTTGCTCTCAAAGTAAGCGCGCACGGCCTTTTCCTTTGCCGCCTTGCTTTCCTTTGCCGTGACGTCGGATTTGTAAGTTTCAAAGGCCGAGTGTTCCTTCTCGTACTTTTCCTTATAGCCGCCGTCACCCGCTGCCTTGAGGTCGTCCAATTCCTTCTGGACGCTGGGCAGCTTCTCCGCGTCCGCCTTGTACTTCGTGAGATCGTCCTTGAGGGGGTCAACCACGCCCAGATGCAGCGCAACCAAGCGATTTTCGATCTCTTCGGTGCAAGCTTCGCCGAGAATATTTCTAATTTCCGCTCTCGTAAATTTCGCCATGTTATTCGTTCTCCTTTTCCTTGGCCCCAATTCTTCGGGGGCGAACGTTGTATAAAAACCGCTGTACCTCGCGGGTTTTACCTAAAACAAAAGAGCCAACCACCGAGAAAAACTCGGTAGCTGGCTCCTATTGCCCTTTTCCGCGCCCTATTACGCGGAAGTTGAATATTTGATTGTCTTTTTTACCTCTAACACGATATACCCGTCGCCCTTGCGCCGGATCTCCGCGTCATTGCCGCGCCGTATAATGGCCTCGATGGCCTTGATGGTCTCGTTATCCATTTTTTAGCTCGCTTTCCAAAATGTCCCGATACTGTGCGGCATGATCGGCGGCAGCAGGTTTCAGAAACGGCTGCGGTTTATTACCGTGGATCATGTGCCAGTTGCCTACGGGTTGAATAAATCATCTATGCTGATAAACTCATGCAATTTGTATCGAGAATGTATCTTTATAGGGTCGAGTTGGAATATCTCACACCACTCCGTAAGGGTCTTTGTAGCGTTCCCGATTTTGATATTGACGTTTGTACTCCGGTTATTGCACTGTTCTTTAACCGTGGACCACCGGCAATTATCAGGGCAATAGTCACCATCGTTGTCAATGCGGTCAATGGTCAAATCATCCTGATATCCGTGGGACATGGCCCAATCATGGAACGCAATAAAATCAGAACGCCATTCCTCGCATACCTTTATGCCACGTCCGCCGTATCTGTCGTATCGTGCATCATGTTCATTATAACACCTTGCTTTCATGTTTTGCCAGATGTTGTAAATCCTTGTTCCCCCAACCTTAAATCCGGTCTCTGCAAACTTCCTGCGCCCATCGCCCAAGATAAGGTTTTTCTTATCCTGTTCCTTTTTCAAGCAACCACAAGAGCGAATTGCGCCGCATTGCAGGCTATCAGAACGAACAATTTTCACATTTCCACAGTCACACTGACAGACCCAATAGGTTTTTCGCGTTTCCGTTGGATGCAGACCGACTACAACCAATCTGCCAAATCTCTGCCCAGTTAAATCCTTGATGTTTTTGTTGTTTTTCATCGTTCCCACCTCGAATATATTGTACCATATTCGGGCAGAAAAGTCAACGTTTTAACTCAGATTCTATGATTTGTTTGTACTGGCTCAAATGGTCCGCTGCAGATGGCTTTAGGTATGGTTGGGCACGTTGCCCATGCGTAAGGTGAAATTGTCCCTTTGCATCTTGATATACCCAAGGATTCGGCCTGCCACCCGGATAATACTTTCCTGTGCCAAGTTCCGCTTGTGTATCACATAGGCCCCATACTCGCTGTTGGTGCCTATGTAAACCGCATCACCACCTTCGTCTACCACATGGGTAATGCTGTTGCGCAGATTGCCGGTGTCAACGGGGCACAGCTTTTTCGCATATCCCTCTGCCACCAGCCCGATCTTTTCAAGGCCCCGCAGCAGTGCCGCTTTGATCTCAGCAGAAACCTCCGCGCTGTGGTCTTGGATTTCAACGCTCATTTTCAAAACCCTCTTGACTATTTTACGGAAATTGCATATACTACCTATGAGGAAACTCATGTTTCCGTTTTATCGAGGTAATCCTCCGCCCGTTCTGGTGGGGGGTTGCCTCATTTTTTATATCGCCGCGCAAAAAGGACAGACCCGTTATGCAACGCAATTATATCTGCATTAAACGATTTGCTTCTTGTTGCTCTCGCATCCAATACATCAATTAGTTTTTGCTTATCAATCCCATCGGCGACATCAAAAATCACTCCGCCTTGGTTCCCGTGTATCTGCTTTATCGCTTTGCGCAGAGCGCTATCTGCGGCTTTTTCTGTGGAAATCGACTTTATTTCCCATTGCTTCCCTTTCCACAGCATGTCTGGCATTTTCATACCTGGCGTCTGCGATTCTTTCAGTAGCACGAACTTCCCGCCGAATTGATCTCTGAGTTGGTTTGCAATTTCGATTTCGGTCTTGTGCCCCTTTATGTGATATCCGTTTTCGTATCGTACCTTACCCATGCGGGGATTAGCAGAATCTATGTATTTCTTCGTAACATCCTTTTCAGATTTTTCGCTACCCATGTGATATGTGGATAACTGTCTGCCACTGTATCCCTGCTTCGATGCTTCCCACTGTGCGTATGTCATGTCGGATATAAGCCCGTCGCGTGTTCTCCGCAGGCCGTATGATGTATCTACGCCATCCACGACTGAAAGCACCGTACAGCGGCAGTTATACACGAGGTAGCCGGGTGCGGAAGTATCGCCGGGAAACATGATCTCGTTACCATCGACTTTAAACGGCTTGTCAATGTCCACCGTCTGGCCGTCTAACATGGCGTGGGCGTGTCGCGTTCTGCCGTCCAGCGTCGCAAGCCATTGTTTCTTGAGCTTAATGCCCATCTTCTCCGCCGCCGCGTAGCTGTCCATGCGTCCGGCGTTCTGCGCTCCGGTCACGGCAGTTCTGGCCGTGCGGATGGCGGAATCCCGGCTCATGGTGGTGATCCGCTTTTGCAAGTCATCCGCCATGCGCTTGATACTCAACCCCTGTAAGATGGAGCTGGTGACACTGGCCGTAATTTGCCTCTTGCCGTATGCGAGATCGATCCCGCGTTTCAGTGCTCTGTCCTTTGGATAGTACGGCATCAACCCCGGTTGCTCCACGATTAGGCGTTTCACCGTCTGCTCGTCCCACAGGTCAAAGCCCACGTCCCCAGCCACACTCTCGATGGTATACGCCGCATAGTTGCGGTTGAGGGAATAGATACCAGGAGTAGCATCATTGGTGTAAGACACCGCCACAGCGTTTGCATCGGTCACGCGGTGCGCCACCCTGTCACGCATGGCCTGATAGCGTTCCCCACGCCCGATCTGGTTCAGCCGCCATTGCTTATAGTCGGCCTCCGTCCATTCCTTACCGTTTTGCACGGTGCCGATCAGAGCTTTCATTTCCTCGTCGGGCTTTTTGAATTGCTCAAAATACGCGTCGATGGTAGCTTGCAGCTCTTTCCCAGCCTCACGGTACAGCTTCGCAATGCGCCGTTCCAACTTCGCAAGTTCCTTGTCGGTCAGTTGATGCCCAAGATCACTGGTCGCCATCGCCGCTCACCCCCGGCGCGTCCGGATCTTCAATGCTCCGGTCAAGTTCTTCTGCCGCCTTCCGCTTTGCCATGTCCTCGTACTGGTCAATGTCGCCGTTGATGGTCAGCAGCTTCTTTGTGATGTATTCGTCATCGTAATACGCCGCGCCCAGAAGGATGTTCTGTGTTTCCTCGCTCTTGTTGATAATCTGGTTGCGCGTGTAACTCGGCTGGTCCTCAATGCCTGCCAAACGCAGAATCTCAACAATAAACCGCGTTACCTCGGATTCAAACTTGTCCGTCTTCAAATCCAACGGCACATAGCTGGCCTTGATCGCGGTCGCCGTCTGGTTCCCTGCGGATACCGCCGCCGCGTCAAAGCACTGGAAATCTTCGTACAGCTTTTTCTTGAGCATATCAATGGTGCTGCTGGTGCCCTCATAGGGAGCCTCGATGGTCTTACTTTCCACCTTTGCGCCATCATCGCCGTTGGCGTGGGCTACATGGGTGGTTTTCAGCCGTTCAACAAACTTTGCATCGTCCAGATCCGTCATGCCCTCACAATTGGAAATCACCCAATAGATCAGATTGCCCTCGTCCACGTTGTTTACCATGTTGGAGGACGCCAAATCCAGCGCGTCAATGGTATTGCGCTTGCCGACAATCTCGGATAGGCACCGCTTGTTGTTTTTCAGCGGCACGATGGGGAAACTCGGATAATTCCCACCGTCATAGATTTCGGTTTCGCCAACTTCGGCCTTGCGCTCGATCAGCTTATAACTGCGCTTCGGCTGCATGACGTCCATATTTTCGCCGCTGGGCTGGAAATACTCGGTAAAGCCGTCAATCTCATACAGCGTCGCTCTCAACGGCTTATCCTGTGCCACCTGCCAGAACCGGATACCAGCTTTCATTGCACCGTCTTCCTCATCGTAGAGAGGGACAAACTCAAGCAAGGAGAACACCCGCAAATGCGTCAGATCCCAGAAGCCGAAAGACACGCCTGCGATTTTCGCCTCACGCGCCGCATCCATGACTTCCTGGTCAAAGTCCGGGCATAGCTTGTTTGGTGTTTCCTTCTCCGCGAAGGTCACGCCGTTGCCCAGAAGATACGATACCTCCTGATCCACCGCCAGACCGAAGAATCGGCTGGCCAGCTTGTGGTTTGCCGTCCACATATCCGCGTGGGCGCGGCCCTGCATATCATAGATGATCTTTTCATAGCGGTTGATTGTCGGATTCAGCCCGTTGTAATATTCCTCAGCATCCGCCGCCGTCTTATATGCGTGGGATTCACGGTGCTCGTTGATCGCGCTGCGGATAAACTCCATCCGCGCCTTTTCGTCCTCGCCCACCGCCACAAGGTCATTATATGTCTTAATCTCCGCTCACCCCTTGTCTCAGAATGGAAACATAATCAGAGCTGTCGCGTTTGTTCCACAACCGCTTTACGATGCTGGCCGCGCTGTCCGGCGCGTCATCATGCTCCACGTTCTCGTTGTAATCGCAAATCTGGTCGATATACGCATCATCCGTCCCGGCCACAAAAACCACATTGCGCCATTCCGCCTTGAGATAGCTTGTGATTTTAAGGGATTTGTTCATGCTTTCGTGATAGGTAACGGCCCGTTCCCCCTTCGCGCGCAACGCCTTTGCCAGATAGCCCTTGTCGGCGTTGGTCTCGCAGTAAATCACCCCAGCATTGAAAGACTTCCGAAGCCGGATGATCTCATCCATGCAATCGTCCACATGCTTGTGCCAAAGCCGCCCATAGAGGTAATATGTCGTTCCCTTCTTCCGGGCGACCGTAAACGCCGTGTAGTCATCGCCGCCGTATGCCGCGTCGATATGGCAAATGCCCTGCTCTGCAAGGCAAGGCTCCGCGCCCATTTGCGGCGTGTCAAAGATCACATCATCACTGGCAATGTGCCGCAGCTCGTAGTTTGCTGCAAACAGGGATGACGTCATAGACGATTTAATGGTTTGCAACTCATCCCCGGAGATCAACCCAGTTGAATAGCAATCGTACTTTTCGATATTCGGCATCATGGAAAACGCGTCTTCCTTGTGCCAGGGCGTTCCGGTGTTAAAAATGCGCCCGCCACGATTGCGGATATTCTGTAACTCCTGATAGATCGTTTTTGTATGGTCTCGCTCTGCGCGGGAAATGCGATCCTGCACGTTTACAATATCGTCCGTAAATATGCGGTCAAAATGCTTGCCGGTCAAGGACCCGTTCACGCCGCACGCCACAAGCTGGCTCGTGCCCTTGTTGTCCGCTGCCAGATTCGTGGAAATCTCCGTCGCGGATACCGTTGTCAGGATCAGCGGTTTTCCGTGGATCTTCTCGCACAGTGCCTCCATGTATGGCGATAGCAGCAGATTTCGCACCTGCCGCACAACCTCTTTCACGTCCGCATCCGTTTTTCGCATAAACAGCGTTTTGAGATTCGGCAGAAGGACGATGATCTCCGCCAGCGCAATCGAAACGCACGTTGTTTTGTAGCTGCCACGATGCGCCTGCAAGGTTTTGTCCTCACTACCGCGCACCATATCCTGTATCCATGCGTTGTGCAGCGCGCCCAGCTTATCAAACCCAACGGCATGACCGAACGCAATGGGATTATGTATCAGCAGTTCCGCCGCTTGTATCCGCGTCATTCTGCATCACCATCTTCTCCAACTCGTCCAATGCAATGCCCTTCGCGTCCGTCACCGCCACGTCCACGCTGTCACGCTGCCCCAAAAATTGTTTACCGAGGAAGATCGCCATTGTAGCGTTCTTTTCAGCCAATCGCCATTGGCTCCGACGCAGCGAAATTTTCCCCGCTCTGCGCTTTTGTTTAAATACCTCGGAAAAACTGGCATGATAGGTGCGTTTACACCAACTATCCAGCGTTTTATCAGTCACATCAAACCAGCCGCAGATTTCCTCAAGCGTGCATTGCAGGCCGCAGAGGTTTTCGAACTGCTTCTGATCTATTTCCTTTCTTGGCCTTGCCATACGCGCCCTCCTTTCTCGCAGTCAGTTTTCTCGCCACCAATGTATGCAAGCCATTCATGGCCCCTGTAATATCGCCGGACTTAATCAGCCCGTTCAGTGTTTTCATCTGCTGTGTGGATAAATACTGCTGGTTTTTCTTCAACATCTTCCGCGCAGTCGCCTGAGCATCAGTCATGCAGAAGCACCGCCTTCTTTCCGGTGAACTTCTCCCACCGGTCAACAATGACGTCGGCATACTTCGGGTCAAACTCCATGCAGAAAGCGTGTCTGCCATTCTGCTCCGCTGCCATGATCGTTGTGCCGGAGCCAGCAAACAGGTCAAGTACATTCTCACCCGGCTTACTAGAACACTGCATCTGGTAATCAAACAGCTTAATCGGCTTCATGGTCGGATGCTCCGCAGATTTGACAGGCTTATCGAAATTTAGCACAGTTGTCTGCCTGCGGTTCTTGAAGAAGTAGTGCTTCTTGCCTTCCGTCCATCCGTAAAGGCAAGGCTCATGCGCATCCTCTTCAATCTCGCTCTCACCGTACAGGCAAGGTTCATGTTTCCACTGGAAATCCTGTCTCCCCATTACGAGGGAATTCTTCACCCAAATCAGGCACTGCCGGACGCGCAGCATCGAATCTTTACACGCACCACGGAAGTTATACCCCTCGCTGTCTGCATGCCAGATGTAGAACGGAGCGCCGGGTTTCATAACCATCGCTGCATTGGAGAAAGCATCCGTCAGGAACTGCCTAAAGGCTGCATCTTCCATGTTATCGTTCTTGATTTTACCGGCGGTGCCCTGATAGTCCACATTGTACGGAGGATCGGTGAGAAGAAGATCGATTTGTGCCCCCCCCACAAGCTTTTGTACATCAGTCAGAGATGTACTGTCTCCGCACATGAGGCGATGGTCTCCAAGCTGGTACACATCGCCCAGGTTGCTCTTCGGCTCCGCCGGAATGACAGGTTCATAATCATCCTCGACAACGGAATCGTTCAGTTCATCACGCAGACCCCATTCAAAGTCAAACGCCGACAGGTCAAGACCGGGCAGTTCATCAGCCAACAGGTCAAAGTCCCAATCGCTCTCGTTGCTCTTGTTATCCACCAGCCGCAGGGCGTTCACCTGCTCCGGTGTCAGATCGTCCACGCAGACGCACGGTACTTCTTCCATACCCAGCTTCTTCGCCGCCAGAGCGCGGCAGTGACCGATTACGATCACGCCGTCACGGTCAATCACAATCGGCTGTACGAATCCGTACTGCTTGATGCTCTCCGCAACGTTGTTGATTTGCCGCTTATCATGCTTTTTTGCGTTTGCGGCATACGGCACAATATCCGCAAGCCGCCGTTTTGTGATTTCCATGCCATCCTCCTGTTTTGCTGCCGGCCCCTGCTCCTTGGTTTTCTCGCCGATTTACTTGCTTATCGTCAAAATCAGGGATATGCAACCGTGCCTTATCCATAAGGCTTTCGCAAGCCTTTGAATCTGCCGATTGCTGTAAAAACTCTTTTGCTCTTGCGGCGTCCACAGTAAATGGCGTCTTAATTCCGTTTGCCATGGTCGCCTCCCATTTTGCTACCAGCCCCCACCCCTTGGCCTTACATAGCAGACTTTACCCACCCCGAGGGGCACATCTGGTACGGCATTGCAGTCCTGCCCTACTTTAGCACTTCAGGGAAAATCCCCGTCACTCGCTGTGGTCTCCCCTTACGGGGCACCTATGCCGTATATCTCCGCAGTGAGCCGGTCGGCGCTCCGGCATCTCCAACAATGCGAGTATTTACGGTCTCGCTTCCGGGCGGCAGATTGCCTTTCTGCCCTCCACTGCGGTACTGCCGTCTAAAACTGCTGCCACCGTGCGCAATCACAGTGACCTGCTGGAACTTCGGCAGCGTAGTTTGTCCAAATGTCCCCTCTGGGACACATCGTTGAGAGGTGCGAGGGGTCCTATACCCAACCGGAATTGCACCGGGGCATCAAGGGCAAGTACCAGTTGCCGGAGATGAGCTGCTTTTACAGGCCGCAGCTTATATATTCTTGGAGCGAGGACGCATCACCCGAAACGCTCCCCGCCATGGTGCAGACGGCAGGATTTGAACCTGCGCATACCTCCTGGTGCGGTGCTCTGCCTACTGAGCTACGTCTGCATACCCCCGGCATCCGCCGGGGTCAGGAGGAAAGAAAGGATGGATGGAAAGAATGAGGATACGGATATAACCCCGCACCCTCATTCTGACACATATTTTTCTGCGCTTGCCCCGAATTGGGGGCAAAGACCAATTTTTTTTGCGATACTATAAAGGTTTACTCTCTCGTTCGCCCTCGTCCCATGCAAGCTCATCCAAGCTGACGTGGTAATGATTTGCTATCAGCTTCAACTGGCTGAGAGCCGGTTCGTTTTCCCCGGTTTCGTACTTCCGTAGCGTATCATGCCCGATCCCAATCAGCTCCGCTTTCACTCTCATGCTTTTAGCAGGCCGCTCAGATTCCCTTAATTTCCGCAGCCGTTCCGGGAAGGTACTCACATAACCACCTCACATAGCCGGAAATTCTCTACCACAGGGCCTCCCGCCGTTTCTGTCCGCACACTGACAAATCGGCCCTTTGGGTGGATGTAAATTACCTCTCCGCGCCGGAACGGATACATCTGCTCATACGTCGGGTGCTGCCGCTCCAGCTGGGACGGTATGGACTTGAATCTGGCCCGAATCACCTGTCCAATTTTCATGATTCCTCCATTTCCAGCAGCTTCACCAGATCCCAGAACTTCCGCGCATCCAGCCCGGTTTCCGTCTTGATCTTCCCAAGCCGGTAGATCACGCTGTTGTGGTGGATGTCCATCTCCTTCGCGGTTTTCACGCAATTCATATCATTCTTGGCATAGATGCGCAGGAGCGATATATCCTCTTTCTGCATAGCTACCTCCCGTATTTGATCTTTTTCAGATCCTTGTATCTGTCCGGGAAGGGAATCAACTCCGCCTTCCCGTTGATGATCTGCGCCAGAACACGATCCATGTGCTCCTGCATGACGTCAGCCGCCGGATCCTTGCAGTTTAAGGCGGGTCTGTATTCCCGCTGGGTCTCCATCCACGCATGCGTGACGCGCATGATGCGGTCATAGCCCCAGCCTTCCGTCTGGTGGAGGGTCATCTGCATGGTGTCGATCATGTACTGGGAGATCAGCCGCTGGGCGGCTTCCACCTTGGCCTGGGCGAATTGCTCGGCGTACCGCTGTATCCCGGATGTCTTACCCATCGTTACGCCTCTCTTTCACGGTTTAACATCCACATTGGGCAGCAGCTCCGTGTGGAAATACATCTGGTAATGATACGGGTCTGTGTGGGTGCCCGTGATGTCCTCCACCACGTACAGCGTGTAGGCGTTGAGGTAGATGTAATTTTTCTTGTAGCTGTCCGGGCCGGTCTTGACGGTGACCACCAGCTCATTGGTGTCGTTGTTGGAAATGCTCAGATAGCCCTCGCACTCCAGGATCACGTTGTCCGTGCGGGCATTGTAGACCGTCACCCGGCGCTCACACTCGAAGTAATCAGCCTGCTTACTCATGTTGTGGTTGACCTTATCTGCCTCGGAGCAGCCTACCAGCAGGGCCAGCAGAAGCGCCGACAGTGCCAGCAGGGCATAAATCTTAAACTTTTTCATGGTTGTTTTCCTTTCGTTCACCATAGCTGCAAAACGTTGTTTCCAGATTCCGCAAAGTGCAGTCCCAGACTTTGCAATAATCAACACTTCCCCCATTGCAAGGCACTTCGACCCCTCCTCTGTACTTACAATCCTTGCATCGTGTAATACGTTTCGCTCTTCTCCGCAACTTATTACTTACGGATACCCAAACCAACGCAGCGGCATATATCGCCAAGCCGAGAACAACTGATACCAGCACAGCACCGCCGACGATCATAAACACTGCACCAATGTTCATCATCACGTTATCTACCATTCACAATCCCCCCGTCCATCATCGCCCCGCAATTGGGGCAGTAATCCGACAACAATTCCAGCCCATTTACAAGCACTTGCGCCGCATCGTGGCAAACAGAGCACTCGTGCCTGTCTGGTGACGGAACAAAATTTCCTGCTTTTTCCCACGAAATCCACCGCCCATGCACCACCGGGGCCACGTCGGCGGCTGGCAGGGCCTCAATATACTGCGACGGCTCAAGCCCTTTTGCCCACGCGTGCTTTGCGGCCTCAATCGCCGCGCTGCGCTCAATGTATTCAGCCATTGTCAGAAGTCCTCCTCACATACGCCACGCAGTTCTCAGGGTCATTCCCACAAAGACATGGCGCATATACGCACGAATCACAAATTGTAAACATCTCAGTTAGTGTCATTGTCAGCCCTCCTGTTTCAGCTCTTGCACAGTCTGGTGGATACGCTTCGCGCAGGCAGGGCATATTTCCCCCACATCCACTATGACATTCACTATGTCCGGGTTGCTGTCGTAGATGCTTGCGTTGCTCTCCACGCAGACCCTATAAGTTTCCTGAAGATTGTGTATTTCTTTTCCGCAAAGATCACAAAAACGCTTCGTCATGTTCTTTCCTCCCTCCTGTTCCATGCTTCGATTGCTTTTGCTTGCAGAGTTTTGTCCGTCGTAGCCCAGTCGGGAAGCTGAGCGCAGCGTGTCCACGGGTCATTCATAACGCGACCACCAGCAGCGCCTCCACGCGCGTGGCAGGTGTTGCATCGGACAGAGTAGGTGTGCATTTCTACTCGCATATCAAGACCATTCCACCCCGCGAGGCGAGACTTTCGCTCGACCTTGAGTTTTGTGCCGCCGCAAAACGGGCAAGGTTTTAAGTCAGCCATCCTTCATCGCCTCCAATGCTTTCTCCGCCTCCTCGCGGGTGCGGAACCAGCTTACTCCATACTGGCCCGGCGACAGCCCGACATCGGTATACCTCCCACGGACAATGGCGTGCCCCACAATGGCTGTGACCTTGTGGGGCTGAATGCCAAGGTCTACCGTCCCGTTGCAATCGTAGGTCCTGAAATATACCGTATCGCCCACCTTGCACGGCAGCACCACCAGCCGACCGGCCCTGTCGGCCTCCATCAGTGCGACAATGCGCTTAAATGTCACGCCCTTACTGATAGCCTCATCCTCAAACGTCTTGTAATTGGCGCACATCGCAGGTTCCAGCCCCGTGTCCTCATATTGCATGAGCCTGCCACGCAGTTCTGCGTATGACCATGCTGCTGTATAGAGCAGGGCAAGCAGGCCTGTCGGCTCATCAGGACCGTCCAGCAAAAGTTCACCCATCGCATAGTCTACGCCATCATCATCCATTGGAACGTCCAAGTCCGGCAGTAAAATCTTTGCGGCTTTGCGGATAAAATCGTAGAGCCGGATGTCCGGGTAATCCGGGCCATCACCTCCGCCCCGCACCCACGTCTCGAAGTCTTTGATGTAAAACAGATTCAGGGCGGCATCAAGGTTGTTATCCGGGCAATTAGTTGTCAGTCTTTTCATTTACCTTTCCTCCTTCGGCGGTTCCGGCAGCGGCATCCACGCCAAAGCACGAGCATTTGTTCCGTTAGCAACTTCACCGCCCCAGCTCCCGTTGTTTTGATATCCGAGTGCGTAATTTACAAACATTCCATTAAAGTCTCCATAGCGGAAATACTCACCCCAACACAGCACTTTCCGAAAATTCTCCGGCAGCCGCTCCTCCACCGGGATCCAGTGGGGCACCTGCCCCCGCAGTTTCTCAATTTCTTTCGCCTGCGCTTCGATCCGGTCAGCCGCCTTCACCAGATCATCGCCCAGCGTGATCGGCGTTTCCCACTGGTTCCCCTCCGCCCATTCTGCGTGTTCCCGCAGCGCATTTACGAGGTTTGTATCTTTCATAATTCCTCCCTTATATCTCCGCCCCATTGCTCCGCCATGGCTCTGGCGATGCCGGGGAAGGTTTTGCTTCTAACTTTTGCGCTCCTGGAATAAGTGTCCTCCCACGTTCTGTTTTTCCCGCTCGGAAGCTTTCCAAACAGTTTCCCGTTATCTGGTTTCGGAAGGCCGTTCCCGCGTAGTGGTTTCAGGTTTTTCAGCCACAAGCAAGTTGCTTTTGTTACATAGTTTTCCGTATCCTCTTCGCTATCCGCAAACATATACGGATGGATTGTTTGGTCTGCGCTCTTAAACGCCGTGTTCATAAACCCGACAGGGTTCTCTATTGCGATCCTTTCTGCGTTTGCCGTCAGGAACCGCATGAAGAATACCGCCGCCAAAGCGCGTTCTTTCCATCTGGCGATGACCTTTTCCGCGGGTGTGTGCTTCAGCGAGAAATGAATTTGTGACACATAGGAAAGAAATGTGCACGGCGGGTGCGCGATCAGCAAGTCCCATTTGCCAACGTTATGCAACCGTCCGTCCATCGTAGACACTTGCCCCCCCTCGATGGCCTTGAGTGCATCGCCTAAGATGTGCCACTCAGGATGCCCGCCGGACGGCTCCTGGATGTCGCAGCTATACGCCTCGTGGCCCAGCGCCCGGAACGCCTTGCAGACTTCCTGCGATTCCTCGCAGGCTATCAACACTTTCATACGCCCTCCAATTCCCCGCCGCAGGCGGCATATCCGGCAAGGTCAATCCAGTTATCTGCTTTGCCGTGGCCGGTGGCAATGCGGGCCAACTTAAACAGGCACATCATAGCCCCCACGTCAGCGCCAGTGATGCAGACGTCCGCATCCGGCCCGACGCATTTCTCGCGGATATACGGCTCCCACAGCGCAGCGATCATGTTGAAAGACGTTTCCGGGCTACCGTAATCCTGGTCCCGGTCTCCGCACACGCACTGCTTGGCAGCGGCTAAAATCTCTTCACGGGTCATTCCTTCACCTCCGTAAGCCAGAACTCCTTTTTGCACTCATAGCAAGTTTGCTTGTTGCAGTTGATACCCATATCGCCGAATATATCCATTGGGCAGGCATTAAGACAGCCAGAATCAATTTGTGCGTCAGGGTAATGCTTCAGAAACTCGCTCTGCCTGGTTTTGGCGGGATGCTTTACGGCCCACCGCTCGACAAACTTCACCGCCCGTGTATTATCTCTTGCTGTCCTATAATCGTTGTAGCGCATTTTTTCTTCGGTAGATCCTCTTTTGCTGAGACGGTCAACCTTGTCCAAGAACTCCACAGCATCCATCATTCTGCCTCCTCAATTTCCACGCGGATCATATCTCCGCTCCAAAATTTGTGTTCCACGGCGCGGAACCACTCCCGGTTGTCATCCGGCAGTATGTAGCCTTTCATCGCGTCCACAAATGCCTTGCCCAGCGCGCCGTGATTGTCGATATCCAGATTGTCATTCCAGAAAAATGTCACCTTGACGGGGTGATTTACCAGACGTTTTGTAATTCCTGCTTTACGCATTGCCCAGTGGGCAAGCTCGTGTAGCTCTTCCGCGTCCTTCTTTCGCTGCGACCAGTGCTTTCCGGCGTAATACGCGTTCAGACCAAACCGCTTGTTCCACGCCGCTTTACCGCGCTTTGTTGCCGGATATGGAATCTCAAATGCAATCACCGCTTTTCCTCCTTGCCATCGGTAATGACGCTGACCACGCGGACGCGGCCCAGAGGCTCCAGCAGCATGGCTACTGCCTCCTTCGTTCCCTGCGCGTCCTCGCCGTAAATGTCAATCACAAGCCGCATCATCACACATACCCCCAAGCGTCCTCGCATTTGATGCCGGGGCCTTTCGCGCCCTTGCGTCCACCGCGATCCTGTTCTTTGGCAAGCCAGCGGGTAATGAATCCACGCACACCACGTGCCGTTTTCCGCTTCGCCGGGTTATTCAGGCACCATTCCCGCATCTCCCGCAACTGCTGTATCACGTCGACAGCAGGGTACACGCCCGCCCATTCCTGGCATTGCTCCTTCGACACTGGATATTCAGTGCCGTCATTGAGGGGGATGGAAACCACCGGCGGGGATGCCGTTTGCGGCTCGCCGCCTACTTCTTCTGGATTCTGGATTCTGGATTCTGGATTCTGGATTGGATTACGGGCGCATTTGCTTTCACCTGCTTGCAATTGCTTGCAATTGATTTCAGATGTAATCAATCCGTCAGCAGGTGCCGGGAATTTGCTTACTTTGTTCCTCACCGTCTGGTGTTCGCTCCAGTTTGGAAAACATAGGTACGGTTCTCCGTCAACTTCATAGAGGATCACAGAGCCTATGGTCGCCAATTCTGCAAGCGTCTTACTGATCGTTCCCTCAGTCACACCTTTTCTGCGGGGGAATACAAAGCCTTTGAGCAATTCCGGGTCTGCGCTGCCGCGCCCATAATCATCAACGTAGGTAATCAGGTACGCCCACAATCGGAACTGAAAGTCCGACATTGCGTTGATGCTTTTGCTCGTCCTGATGCTATCCTTGATGATCCTGTTCGGCATCTTGCCACCGCCTTAGAACGGAAGATTCCCGTCATCCTCGATCTCGGCAAAGTCGCCAGAGGGAGCCGGTGTATAACCGGGATTGTCCCCGCCGTCCCGCTTGGAATCGCCGAAGTACACGCTGTCGGCCACGATCTCAGCGGTGCGGCGTTTATTGCCGTCCTTGTCGGTCCAGTCACGCAGCTGCAAGCGGCCCTCCACCACGGCCATGCGGCCCTTAGAGAAATACTTGCTCACAAATTCAGCGGTGTTGCGCCATGCCACCACATCGATGAAATCCGTTTCCTTCTCGCCGGACTGGGACTTAAAATCCCGGTCCACGGCTAGGGAGAAGGACGCCACCGCCGTGCCGCTGTTAGTGCGGCGCAATTCAGGGTCACGGGTCATCCGGCCCATCACAATAATTCTGTTCAGCATGAAGTAGCTCCCTTTCTGTAAATCATGTCCTCCCGGTTCCAATCCGGGTAAAATGCTTTCATGTACGCCACCAGCCGCACGTAGATGCGCTCGCGGTCTCTCAATGGCCCCTCGTCAAACAGGCGGTGGCAACGGGGGCAGAGGGTTGCGATGTTCTGTTCAATTCCTCTGCCGCCCTGCGAACGCCGTACCACATGGGCCACCGGCGCGCCTGCGGGAGACCCGCAGATCACGCACTGGTGATTGTCCCGTGCCCATACCACAACTTTCACGGATTGCGGAATGGCCGTGGCCTTTGTCATTTTGTGCATCTCCATTCCTCCATCATCCCCGCCAGCTTGTCCGGAGGCAGGGTCTCAATACCTTGCTCCCTGCAGTCCTGTACGATCAGGTCAATCAGCCTGGACATTTGCGCAGTGTCATAGGTGCTGGAGCCGTAGTACAGAACAACGTTCGTGCATCCGGGGAGCTTGCTGGGCATGGTATCCGTCTGCCAGCCAAGCCCATTGTGTTCCCAACCGCTCCGCAGCTTGTCTACGCCTTTGGCCGGAATGCACACCGTCTCATTGTTTCCACCGATTTCCCGGATGTAGCGCCGGTAAATATCCGTCTTGGGAATCCGCAGCTTTTCAGCCAGCCGGTCAACCAGAACCCAGAAGTACGCATTCGCATCGAGGCTCCGCTTCTCCCGGTGTTCCTTGATCTCCACGTCATAGACTTGACCCTCTTTCAGTGCGTCAAGCACCTGTCGCGCCTTGTTGGTCTGGACGCACAACCAATCACCGGTGGCATCCATCGTCCAGCGGAACGCCTTGGTGTTAACCAGTTGCATAAAATTCCTCCATGCTGGGCCAATGCCCTGTCCGCAAGCATCTTGCCAAATACCGAAGCCTTGGCAAATACGCGTCTCTCACCCAACACTCATCATACTGGACTTCATGGCTGGATAATCGCCGGGTGTCCACTGCCAAAAAGTAATTCTGCATTTCGGCCTCAGTCAAACGGTATGCCACAATGTTGCATCGCTTCCGATGTCTCCAAAAACCGTAGCCGCTGGCAAACATTTCAACCTGGCATTGTTGCCAATATGCTTTGCTGACCTTAAATACCGGTTTCCCGTAGGTTTTTACCTCAATGATCGTATCCGGAAACTCGCCGTCATAATTTACCCGCAGCCGATATCGCCGTATGCGAATCTGCTTGTCCATAGTTCTTACGCCAATTGCTGACAAGATGCGATGCTCATATGCCGTTCCGGCCTGCATGGCGGGCGTCGTAAAGTGTTCTTTACGAATCCCTATTTTTTGCAGCCACCAGCGGCGGAATGTTTCCGTGTCCCACCGACCCATGATGATTGCTGTGTCTGATGCCCCAAACCATCCGCTCCGGTCATGGTTGTGGATCATAGCCGCATCACAGCCTTTTCCAGCTTATCAATCGTTGCGAAATATCCAAGCATTGTGCCTAACTGTTTTTCGTTGATATTCAAAGCGTGCAGCAGATCTTTGTGGTCAAGACCCCGCTGCTCTTTTGCCGTAATGAGCCGTTCCAGTCTCTCCTTGATGGCCCAGATGCTATGACGGCTCAAATCATCCTCGCCGTCATCCGCATCGGATTCCGCCCATAAGTCAAATCCAAGACCGGTTCTGATGGCAACGCCCTTCACAAATGCTCTGGCAAGGGCATTGTTGATCCGCAGCTGGTTCAGAGTGTCAGTGTAAACCACCAGGGATCCATTCAGCAGCGGCGTATCGTATACAAATTCCAAATCATCAATGTGGATCAACACCCGCACAAACCAGCATTCCGTATCGCGCCCTTTGCTGGTGGACACTTTTGCTTGGGGCCAAAGATAAGTGTGAGTGGTTGGGCACTCCACCGGCGCATACCACACATCATTTGCTCCGTTTTCGTGCAGCAGCTTCACACATTTGCCCCAACTCAAATACGGGACTTTGATTGTCTTGCCGTTTTCGTCTTTGGCATCCCGCGTATCGCATTGTGGACGCACATCGATTTTAATTAACTCGTTAAATGATTTCAGTGCCATTTTCTTTCCTCCTATATCTCGCAAACCGCACAGTCTCGCCATAGCGGTTCTTCTGTGTGACCGTCTCCACGTCCAGCGCCACGCCGTCCCGCCGCAAGTCAGAGACCCGCGCCGTGAAATTGGCGATGCCGCACTCGCTCATGGCCTCGGCCCGTGTGATGCTGCCGTGTTCATCCAGATACTTCAAGATCCGCTCACACTGGTTCATATCAGTCCTCCGGGATGTCGATGACCATAACGCCCATCGCTTCTGCAACCGCCTCCGGGTCTTTATCAAGCTCTTTCAGCAACCATTCCAGTTGCTCCTGCATATCATCCTTGAAGCATCGAGCGCAGTAGACTTCACGGTTGACCACGAATCCCGGAGCCACGTCCACATGCAATTTCGGATTTATAACGGTTGAACATTTTTCGCACACCGGGTAAACCTTTCTTTTCATTTCCACGCATCCCCTCTCTTCCACGCTTTCGTGGCGTTGGATTGCTGGGCATAACCAGCTGTGATAGCACCGCAGGAGGAACACCGTACATAGTGCTTAAACGGTGCGTCCGTAGACTGCACCCGCTCACCGCTGTCCATGCCGCACACCGGGCAGAGATCCAGCGGATGGCGCTCATGCCGGGTCTTTCTGTTCATCGCGCGCTCACCACCATATACGCAATGGTGATCAGCAGCAGGGCCAGAAAACTCATAAAGCCAATCCATGCGGAGGCGTCCGCCTTCCGCTGCTCTCTGGTGCGCCGTTCATGCTTTCTCATGCGGGTCCCCTCCTTCAATCAGGTCAACGATTTTGAATACCCAAGTGGCCGCATACGCCACGCCCAGGTTCATAAAAAACAGGTTCCAGCTCATTGCTTGATGTCCCCCTCTTTGGTGTAAACACCGTCAAACTCAAGGCCATGCTCCCTCGACCAGATCTTGCCGAACTCCGTCATGATCTTCACCGGGTCAGGCGGAGACACCCAGATCACCCGGTATTCGATTTTTCGTTTCTTCGCCATTGCCTTTTCCTTTCCCCTGTGCTAAAATAGCCACAGGATACATATCTGAGCCTAAGATTTGTTCCGCCGCCCTGCCCGGTCTGCTACACCGGGCGGGGCATTTTTTATTCCCCATCGCTGGGTTCAAACAGTTCGTTCACCGTCACGCCGTACATCCTCGCCAGCTTCTTGTGGTACTTACGTGCCGGTCGCCAGTCGCCCAGTTCCCAATGCGTCACACAGGACAAGTCCACATTCAGTTTCTTCGCTACCTGTGCACGGGTCAGGCTGGAACGTTCTCGCAGTTCCTTCAATGCCAAGTCATGTGCCCTCCTTTCGGTGTGAGAATTCATTGACTGCGGCAGAAATATGTGGTATGGTAAGCATGGGAGTTAAACTACGCGCCAAATGGCGTACTCTGTTGCAGAGGGGTATTCCATTTAGCAAACGAGTTCGCTTCCAACCGCCCCGAAGTTTGTTGCAGAGACTTCGGGGCGGTTTTTTTTATCTCTGCCGCAGTCAATACCCGCCGAAACCTCATAAATGTGAGAAATCACGCTTGACACGACCCGGAAAGCGTATTACAATGAAATCGCCAAAAGACATTGCAAGAGCCGCTTTTATGGGGGCTGGTTTTCGTGTACCCTTTTCCGGTGGGCTTAGGTATATGATACCTCACAAAATTCGGTTTGTCAATTAGCTTAACCGAATTTCATCGGTTTTGGATAAGTGCACAATTTCGGGGGTTGTTTATTGTGGATGTTGTACTTGAGCGAATTCTGTCTCTGCTTCCTTGCGGTGAAAATGGGAAAATAGTGCGAGGGGCAAAAAAAGATTTTGCTCAAAGCATCGGATATGACAGCGGAGATATTGTTTCAATGTGGATAAAAGGAACAAGTCTCTCTTACAAAAACAAACTTCATGAAATTGCCGCAAAATATCACGTATCCGTTGAATGGCTCCAGGGCAAAACGGAAGATAAGAGCATAAAAGAAACCCCCGATCCGAAGATCGAGGGTGTGAGCGCGGAAGCGCAGGAAATATTAGATTATATCCGGGACGCGACACCCGCCGAACTGGCGGAAGTATGCCGGTATATCGGGTATCTGAAAAGCAAGAGGGGCACGGAATGAAACTGAACCCAGATTGCTTGCGGGATATTATGCTTTTGGTCGAAGATCGTATTTCCGTTGAAACTGCGGTTGAAAATCCAAATGGGCTAAGAAAATTTAGCTATGTCAGCATTCCCTGTTTGGTGCGCTTGCTTTCTGGCCGCTATTCAAGAGAAGAGATCATATATCATGTTGTACAGCTTTCAGAAAGCGGATACTTAAAAACAGATTTTTCCTTTGCAACAAGCGAAATGTTTGGATATTTTTACTTGAATACAATTTATCACATCACGCCAAAAGGCCATGACTTTATCGCAAACATCGGGGGAAAAGAAAGTTGGGCAAAAACCAGCGCTGTTTTAAAATCCTTAAAGTCAATATCTCTATCGGTAATTGAAACGGTGGCAAATAGCATTACTTCGGCCATAGTAAATCAATACATTGTAGGCTTTCAGGCATAATACTGTACCCGCCGTCATTATTGGCGGG